GAAAGCCTATGTGGACGGGAATAAGTCCGCCCTAACTCATACAAAACTGCAAAAACCCGAATCAATTATCAAATTAGAAGCGCTAGTATCGGAATACGACTGGCGAGTCATCCAGCATACGGACCAAATTCGTATGATAGTCACGAACAAACTGCTAAACCTGTCCGATAACAAGGACCCGAAGGTACAACTCAAGGCTGTAGAGCTGCTAGGCAAGCTGGCAGACGTAGGAATGTTCGTTGAGAAGCAAGAAATCACGTATAAACAACGTACCGACGACGAAATTGACGCGGCACTGAATGAAAAACTGGGAATGCTGATAGAAGGAAGCTTTACTTCAACTGCCGAAACCGCCCCAGTACCGTTAGTGAACGCTACAAAGCCTAAAACCGTGGACATACTAGTCCAAACCGACCCACTTGCTGTGTCACCACTGCCATCCATGCCTAAAATTGACATTGGAGCGCTATTAGGTGAGTAGCCTGAAGGAATATATTGCCACCTTGCCGATTGAGCAGGGTATAAATGTCTTGACAAACCTGAAAAAGATGCCTGAAAGGGAACAGCAGGAGTTTTTAGACCTTATCGAAGAGAAAATGAGCCGTATAAAACGAAATGCGGCTCAAGGTGGACTGCTTGACTTCGTAAAAGCGGTGTATCCGAACTACATGGTGGGTGCCCACCACAAAAGACTGGCTAAATTACTGGAGGAGGCGATTGATGGTGATAAAAAACGTATTATTGTTAACATTGCTCCTCGTATGGGTAAGTCTGAGCTTGTGTCTTATCTGTTCCCTGCTTGGTTTTTGGGACACCACCCAGATAAAAAGATTATTATGGCCACGCATACCGCTGACTTGTCTACTACTTTCGGTCGTAGGGTGCGAGATTTGGTTGGTAGTAAAGAGTATCGGAGTGTATTCCCAAATGTATCCCTAAATCAGGATGCAAAAGCGGCCGGGCAATGGAACACTAGCGACGGCGGTCAGTATTATGCGGCTGGTGTGGGCGGTGCGTTGGCTGGTCGTGGTGCCGATGTGTTTGTGATTGATGACCCGCACTCAGAACAGGAAGCGAAAACAGGTAACCCGTCGGTGTTCTTATCCGCATGGGAGTGGTTCCAGTCAGGGCCGTTACAACGGTTGATGCCTAATGGGGTTATCATAGTGGTGATGACACGCTGGTCGATGATGGACCTGACAGGTCAGTTGGTTAACCACATGATAAAGAACCCGGATGCCGACCAGTGGGAGGTCGTTGAGTTCCCAGCCATACTAGATGAAGGTACCGATGATGAAAGGTCGCTATGGCCAGAGTTCTGGCCCCTTGAAGAGCTCAAGAAGAAACGCGCTGGTATGGATACACGGTACTGGTCGAGTCAGTATTTGCAGAATCCAACTGCAGAAGGAGCGCAACTCATTAAGAAAGAGTGGTGGTCGCACTGGGAGGAAGAGTCACCACCGGTATGTGAATATACGATTATGTCTTTGGACGCGGCTCAGGAGTCTCACAACAGGGCTGACTATAATGCAGTTACACTCTGGGGCATATTTTTTAATGAAAAGACCAACCAGAATAATATAATCCTGCTCAATGCGTGGAAAGAGCGGATGGAGTTCCCTGAACTCAAACGACGCATGATTGCCGAATACAAGGAATGGGAACCTGATACGTTCTTGGTAGAGAAGAAGTCTAACGGTGCAGCACTATACCAAGAGCTACGGTCCATGGGTATGCCTGTTTCGGAGTACACACCGGTGAAAGATAAGGTAGCTAGGGTTAACTCGGTTACTGATTTGTTTTCATCAGGTATGGTTTGGGCCCCGACAGACAGACGTTGGGCGAATGAGGTGATAACAGAATGTGCCGAATTCCCAGTAGGCACACACGATGACTTTGTGGATAGCTGCACACAAGCGTTAATCCGATTTAGAAAAGGTGGCTTTATTAAGTTACCTAGCGACGAAGCTGATGATGATGTATTATATCGGTATCAACGTAAAGCAGCCTATTACTAAGGAATTACTATGGCCATTGAGAAGAGTTTATACGCAGCCCCGCAAGGGATTATCCCAGATGATGATACCATCGAACCCATTGAGATAGAAATAGAAGACCCTGAATCCGTTGCGATTCATATGGGCGACCTTGATATCCTAATAGAACCTGAAGACCCAATGGACGATGAGTTCAATGATAACCTAGCTGAATACATAAGTGAAGGTGCATTGGCAGAATTGGCCTCCGATTTGATTTCGGACTTCGATGACGACATCAGCTCGCGTAAAGACTGGATGCAAACTTACGTAGACGGCCTAGAGCTGCTAGGTATGAAGATTGAAGAGCGTACAGAACCGTGGGACGGTGCCTGTGGCGTTTACCACCCATTGCTGTCAGAAGCCTTAGTTAAGTTCCAAGCAGAAACCATGATGTCTATGTTCCCAGGTGCGGGTCCAGTTAAGACACAAATCATCGGTAAGGAAACACAGGATAAGAAAGAAGCAGCAGCACGCGTCCAAGACGATATGAACTATCAATTGATGGATGTGATGCAAGAGTACCGCCCAGAGCACGAACGCATGCTGTGGGGCCTAGGATTGAGCGGTAACGCCTTTAAGAAGGTGTACTTTGACCCGCACTTAGACCGTCAGGTATCTATATTCGTCCCAGCTGAAGACATGGTAGTACCATACGGTGCGTCAAACCTTGAGTCAGCAGAGCGCGTTACCCATGTAATGCGTAAAACCGAAAACGAACTACGCCGCTTGCAAGTGGCTGGCTTCTATTTAGACATAGACTTAGGCACACCAGCTAACACCCTTGATGAGGTGGAGAAGAAGATTGCTGAGAAGATGGGCTTCCGTGCGTCAACGGATGACCGCTATAAGCTATTGGAGATGCACGTTGACTTAGACTTGCCGGGTTATGAGGACAAGGATGAGGACGGCCACCTTACAGGCGTAGCCTTACCATACGTAGTAACCTTGGAAAAAGGCAGTACAACCATATTGGCTATCCGCCGCAACTGGGACCCAAACGATGAAACCAAACAAAAACGCCAGCACTTCGTCCATTACGGTTATGTTCCGGGTTTTGGCTTTTATTATTTTGGGCTTATTCATCTGGTCGGTGCTTTTGCTAAGTCGGGTACTTCTCTTATTCGTCAACTTGTTGACGCGGGTACGCTCAGCAATCTACCGGGTGGTTTTAAAACTCGCGGCCTTCGTGTCAAGGGTGATGACACACCGATAGCTCCGGGTGAGTTCCGTGATGTGGATGTACCAAGCGGCGCACTAAAAGACAACATCATGCCGTTGCCGTACAAAGAACCGTCACAAGTTCTTATGGGCTTATTAGGCCAAATCGTTGAAGAAGGCCGTCGCTTCGCTAACACTGCGGACCTACAAATCAGTGACATGTCTGCGAACAGCCCAGTTGGTACTACACTGGCAATCCTTGAGCGTACGTTGAAGGTGATGAGTGCTGTACAGGCTCGTATCCACTATTCAATGAAACAAGAGTTAGGCTTACTAAAAGGCATCATCGCTGCCTATACGCCAGAAGAGTATAACTACGACCCTGTAGAAGGCGACCGTAGGGCTAAGAAATCAGACTACGATAACGTTACAGTTATCCCTGTATCAGACCCTAATGCCTCCACAATGGCGCAGAAGATTGTTCAGTACCAAGCAGTTATGCAGTTGGCACAGCAGTCACCACAGATATACAACATGCCGTTATTACACCGTCAGATGTTAGAAGTGTTAGGTATTAAGGAAGCCGCTAAGTTAGTGCCGATGGACGATGACCAGAAGCCGACTGACCCAGTGACTGAGAACCAAAACGTCCTGATGATGAAGCCAGTAAAAGCATTCCTAACGCAAGACCATCAAGCGCATATCACCGTGCACATGTCTGCTATGCAGGACCCTAAAATCCAACAGATGCTTCAAGGTAACCCAGCGGCACAACAGATGCAGGCTGCGATGATGGCTCACATCAACGAGCACATGGGCTTTGAATACCGTAAACAGATTGAACAGCAGCTAGGTATGATGTTACCACCTCAGAAAGATGAGATGGGTGATGACGTGCACATGGACCCAGAAGTGGAAGCGCAGTTATCTCCTATGCTGGCTCAAGCGGCTCAACAACTACTACAGTCTAACCAAGCGCAAGTTGCACAACAACAAGCGGCACAACAACAGCAAGACCCAATGGTGCAGATGCAGCAGCAAGAGCTACAGTTGAAAACAGCTGAACAAGCACGTAAACAGAAGAAAGACGACACTGATGCTGTATTCAAAGCAGAACAATTGAAAATCGAAGCTGCACGTGTACTAGGTCAGCAAGAGACAACCAAAGGTCAACAAAAGAACGACATACTTAAAACCGTTGCTCAGTTACAAGCGACTAAACAGCAACATGCAATTGACAAGGGCATTGATGTTATGAAGCAAATCTCACAACAACAGTTCCAATCGAAACAACAAACTAATAAACCGACAAAAGGTGAATAACCATGGATTCAAACTTATTTGATGTTCTTCTTAAAGAGTACAGGGACCGCATGGCCATGCTTACAGAGGCAATGGCACGAGGTAGTTGCGCTTCATTTGAGGAATACAAGTACACAAGCGGTCAGTTACGAGGACTTGAAGCCGCCTGTTCCATAATTACAGACCTCAAAAAACGATTGGAAAACGCAGATGACGAGTAACATAAATTTAGCTCAAGCCCTAGATTTATCAAGACTGGCTGAAAACGCCAAAAAAGAAGCACAAGAAGAAGCGGAAATACGAGCAATCGTAGGTGACGCAACAGATGTAGAAAAGGCAGCTCAAGTGCCACGACCCTCAGGCTATCATATCCTATGCGCTATTCCGGCAAAAGATAAAGAATTTGAAAGCGGGATTGTCAAAGCAGACGAGACACTTAAGATGGAAGAAGCACTGACCACAGTATTGTTCGTGGTTGCTTTAGGCCCTGATTGCTATAAGGATGAGAAACGATTCCCTAGCGGTCCGTGGTGTAAAGAAGGTGACTTTATCTTAGTGCGCCCGCACTCTGGTAGTAGGTTGGTAATTCACGGTCGTGAATTCCGTTTAATCAATGATGATACTGTTGAAGCCGTTGTAGACGAGCCACGCGGTATTATTCGCAAATAAGGAGGACAAGATGCCTGAATTTGACAAAGAAGAATTTACATTTCCCGATGAGCAAGTTGAAAAGGAAAGTGCGTCAGAAATAGAATTTGAAATAGTAGACGACACGCCTGAAGAAGACCGCAATCGTGAACCTATGCCGAAAGCCATCGTGGAGGAGTTAGAGCAAGACGACTTAACCAAGTACGATGAAGCGACTAAGCAAAAACTTAAACAAATGCGTAAGGTATGGCATGACGAACGTCGCGCCAAAGAAGCTGCATACAGGGAACAGCAAGAAGCCGTTGAGCTTGCACGCCGTGTTGTAGAAGAGAACCGACGCCTAAAGAGCACATTAGCTTCTGGTGAGAAAGAGTTCGTATCATCCATCCAAGCAACAGCCAATTTAGAACTTGAAATGGCTAAGCGTGCTTACAAAGATGCGTACGATAATGGTGACAGTGACCGCTTGGTCGAAGCCCAACAAGCTATGCAAGAGGCAAGTATTAAGATTGCACAAGCTAAGAGCTTTAAGTTACCCCCTTTACAAGAAGATGATAATGATGTACAAAGTCATCAAGAACAGTATCGACAACCCGCGGCAACTCAGCCGGACCCACGAGCCCAATCATGGCGTGACAAAAATGATTGGTTTGGTGCAGACGAAGAGATGACCGCTGCAGCGTTAGGTTTACATGAAAAACTTAAGCGTAATGGTGTCGTTGTTGGTTCTGATGATTACTATTCTACGTTGGACAAAACAATGCGGAAGAGATTTTCTGAGTATTTTGAGGATTCTGAACCAGAGGATTCAAAAAGCAAAGTGGAAAGTGCTCCTACAAAATTGAGTACTGTTGTTGCTCCAGCTACGCGTAGTACGTCTTCAAACAAGATTAAGCTAACGCAAAGGCAAGCTGCCCTAGCTAAAAAGATAGGCATCACTAACGAGCAATACGCAATTGCAATGAGAAAACTGGAGGCATAATATGACCGATACAAGAATCACTCGTAATATAGATACTCGCGCAGTAACAGAACGTCCTAAACAGTGGCAGCAACCCGAACTATTGCCAGAGCCCGATAAGCAAGAAGGTTATTCTTATCGCTGGATTCGAGTCGCTACGTTAAACGCTGCGGACCCACGCAACTTATCTGCCAAGCTCAGAGAAGGATGGGAAGCCGTTAAGCTGTCAGAACAACCACAGTTAGCAGTATTGGCCGACCCCGATAGTCGTTACAAAGACAACATCGAAATCGGCGGATTATTACTATGCAAGACTCCAACTGAGTTTGTACAACAACGAAATGAACATTTCGACAACTTGTCCAAATCGCAAAGTGAGTCTGTAGATAATAACATAATGCGTCAAAGCGATGCCCGTATGCCTATGTTCTCTGAGCGTAAGTCAACGACATCATTTGGCAAAGGTAATTAATTTAATTTTATTAGGAGTAATCTATGGCTTATCCAACCGTATCCGCTCCCTATGGCTTTAAACCGATTAACCGTTTAGATGGCTTACCATACGCAGGTGCTGTTCGTCAGTACCCTGTAACATCAGGTCAAGCAATCTACAATGGTCAACCAGTTGTATTAGTTATAGGTGGCACAGTATCAGGTGATTCAGATTTAACAGCAGGTAACATTCTTGGCGTTGCAGTAGGTGTTCAATACACAAACTCATCAGGCCAAACAGTACAAGCACAATACGCACCAGCTTCAGGCGTAACTAACGTTATCGCTTATGTAGTTGATGACCCATTTGCTTTGTACCAAGTAGCAATCACAGGTAACAACTCAACCATTACAGCTGCAGGCAAAAACATCGTCGGCACAAACGTAACAGGTATCGTTGGTACTCCTGATGCAAACACTGGTAACGCAACTTCATCTATCTATGGTGGTTCAGCTGCTGTAACAGCAACTTTCCCATTCCGCGTAGTAAGCGTAGTTCCAGCATCAGCGACAGGTGCAGATGCATTCGTAGAGTGCATTGTTAAACTTAACTTGTCACAACTTCTATCAACCACTGGCTTAGCTGCCGCTTAATTAAGGAGATAATATATGGCTATTTCACGCGCACAGCTCCTTAAAGAGCTATTACCAGGTCTTAATGCATTATTCGGTTTAGAATATGCACGATATGGTGAAGAACACCAAGAAATCTACGAAACAGAGACTTCTGAGCGTTCATTCGAAGAAGAAACAAAATTGTCTGGCTTCTCAGCTGCACCTGTTAAAAACGAGGGCTCTGCCATCGCTTACGACAATGCTCAAGAAGCATGGACTGCTCGATACAACCACGAAACAATCGCTTATGGCTTCAGCTTAACTGAAGAAGCTATCGAAGATAACTTGTATGACTCATTGTCTGCTCGTTATACTAAAGCATTGGCTCGTGCTATGGCTTACACGAAACAAGTGAAAGCCGCCGCTGTATTGAATAATGGCTTTACCGCTGGTTATAACGGTGGTGACGGCACTACATTATTCTCAACTACACACAACTTAGTGTCTGGTGGTAGCAATAGCAACCGTCCTACAGTTGCAGCTGACTTGAACGAAACTTCATTGGAAAATGCAGTTATTCAAATCGCAGCTTGGACTGACGAACGTGGTCTATTGATTGCAGCTAAACCTAAAAAACTTATCGTTCCACCAGCATTGCAATTCGTTGCAACTCGCTTGTTGGAAACTAAGTTACGTGTAGGTACTGCAGACAATGACATCAACGCCATTGAAAACAACGGTTCAATCCCAGAAGGTTATACAATTAACCACTTCTTGACCGACAACAATGCTTGGTTCTTGACTACAGACGTGCCAAACGGTATGAAACACTTTGTTCGTACTCCATTGCAAAATAGCATGGACGGTGATTTCGACACTGGTAACGTACGTTACAAATCTCGTGAGCGTTATAGCTTCGGTTATTCTGACCCACTAGGTATGTACGGTTCTCCAGGCGCTTAATTAGGCTTGGTAATAAAAGGCTCACTTCGGTGGGCCTTTTTTAATGGTTTTCCGTATTGCATCGTGTTTATAAAAGAGCAGAATGTGTACATGTACACATCGATGTGTACACTCAATCGACTTAAGGAGATATACCATGTGGACAACACCAGCAGCTACAGAAATGCGTTTCGGTTTTGAAGTAACTATGTACGTAATGAACAAGTAGTACTAGCCCCTTCGGGGGTTTTTTGTTACATGTAACACTACTTTTCTGTAAGCTGACCTGCTTTTAATTGACGTTCTTCGTGGTGGTGTTTGCGGTGGCAGTTGGCGCATAGGACTATGCATTTGGCTTCTATCTCTTCACGGGCTATTTTATAAGCTCCGTTCTGTACTAATTCACTTATCTTTCTGTTGGCTGGGCCGGGTACTACGTGGTGGAAGTCTAATGCTGATGGGTGGTTTTCACCACAGTTGGCGCAAGCAAGCGTGCCTTTATAAGCTTCCCATTGAATGCGTTTCTTTATCTTACCTAGTCGAACACGCTCAATCTGGGCGGGCTTGTTGCCTTCATAATGTTTCTTCGAATATAACTTTGCTTTTGCCTTGCGAACTGCGGGGTCTTTGTACGGCATAGTTACCCTAATAAAACATTGACATACGAACAATAACATAGTATAAATCAGTTATCAACCGGGAAAAATCCGGCCTACTAGACTGTCCCGGCAGACGCATATAAGACTATTAGGCTTTACTCTATATGGAGACATTCAAATGGCTTATACCACCTTTAGCGGTCCAGTTCGTTCATTAGCAGGCTTTGCAGAACCAGTAGTTTATATAAAAGCAACCGATGTAGTTGGCGGTGCAGTTAATATTCCAGCAGGCGGCAACATCGTTATTCTTTCTGCAGCAGACGGCGGCCCAGCTTCAACATGTACATTAGTGCTTCCAGAAGTAACTAGCGGCGAATTTACTTTGTCTGAGCAACCAGCTCAAGCAATCTACAACGGCATTAAAGGTTCTATTTTGAACTACGATGCTTCTATCACCCACGTTTTAGGTGGTTACGGTACTAACGATTCAACATCTACAGCTGGCCAAAAAGTTAACGGCTCTACAGCTGGTGTGGTAATCCCTGCAGGTTACGGAGTTCAATTTGGCGGCAACGGTAATCAAAACGCACCTTGGGCTGCTACTAACTCTGTGCTATCAACAGCCAATACATTCTAATTAATCTTGGGGCTTTGGCCCCGCTTATAATCTAAGGAGATTAATTATGGGTATGCAAACCGATGTTCTGCTAACGCAACCGCTAGGGGCTACAGCGGGTAACACATTTAAAACTCAATCCGGCGCAGTGCTTGGTCGTTGTCGCATTAAGGCTATTTATGGTACTTCTGCAGCCGCAGCGGGTACGGTAGTTTTATACGATGGCTCAAGCGACGCAGGTTCGCCTATTGGTACTATTAGCACACCAACCGCTGCAAATGGCGGGACATACTACTTATTAATGCCAGGTGAAGGCATCCTAGTTGAGACAGGTGTATTTGCTGTTATCACTAATGTTGACTCAGCGTTGCTTATATATGGCTAAGAAGACCCCATCCCTAGCAGTAGGTAGAGGCGAGAAGCTCCCTGTGTCGAAAGGCGCAGGTCTTACCGCTAAAGGTCGTGCTAAATACAATGCGGCTACTGGCTCAAACTTAAAAGCTCCTCAACCAGAGGGTGGCCCACGTAAGAAATCGTTCTGTGCCCGTATGTCAGGTATGCCCGGTCCGATGAAAGACGAAAACGGTAAGCCTACTCGTAAAGCAGCTTCATTAAAAAGGTGGAAATGCTAATGAGTGTTGAACGGGAACTCGCGGTACATGAGACTGAGATTAAACATCTACAAGCTGATATGGATAAATTGGTCCAAGACATGGAGTCAATTAAAGCTACGCTTAACGATATCAATGCAACACTTGCGGAAGCTCGCGGCGGTTGGAAAGTCTTGATGATGGTTGGCGGTGCCGGCGGCGCCTTAGGTGCTGTTGTTACTCAATTCGCACATAAATTATTTGGATAGGAAACTAAAATGGCCTTTACACTAAAGAAACAAACTAAAGTAACGGAAGCCGCAGAAGAAGTAGCGGTAGAAGAAGTAGTAGCTAAAGAAGTTAAAGAAACCCCAGCCCCAGCAAAAGTACCTGATGGCGGCACAAGTTGGTTCACGGCAAAATAGAATGCCAAGCACTAGCAAAAAACAACGTAATTTCATGGCGGCCGCTGCACACAATCCAGCCTTCGCTAAAAAAGTAGGTATACCTACCAAGGTTGCCAAAGAGTTTAATCAAGCCGATAAAGGCAAAAAATTTGTAGGAGGCGGTATGGCTAAAGAAGATATGAAAATGGATATGGCACAAGACAAAAAGATGGCTAAGAAAGCTATCGGTATGCACGATAAACAAATGCATGGCGGTAAGAAAACTGACCTAGCAGCTCTTAAAAAAGGTGGTTGCGCTAAGATGGCTAAAGGCGGCTCTGCTTCATCACGTGCTGATGGCTGTGCAACTAAAGGTAAAACTAAAGGGAAGATAATATAATGGCCGACGATAAAGTAAAACCAGTGGTGGTAAAACCAATAAAGCCGGAAACAACGGACGAAGATTTCATGCCGCCTGATATTAAAGATAAACTACAAGACATGAAAAACCAAAAAGCGGCGGAGCAATACCAAAAGACAAAGAAATATGCTAAGGGTGGTTCAGCTTCTTCACGTGCAGACGGTTGCGCTCAGCGCGGTAAAACCCGCGGTAAGATGGTGTAAACATGAGACCGTCTCGTGGTATGGGGGCAGTAGCCCCTTCTAAAATGCCTAAGGCAAAAACCATTGTACGTAAGGACAAGCCTCAGTTTGTCAAAGAGTATAAAAAAGGCGGTCAAATAAAGATGCTTGCTGAAGGCGGTGAGTCTAAGGTAAACGAAGCCAACAACTATACTCAGCCTGGCAAACGTAAAGCATTGTTTAATAGCATCAAAAACTCAGCTGTACAGGGTACTGGTGCAGGTCAATGGTCAGCTCGCAAGGCACAGTTATTAGCCAAGCGCTATAAAGAGTCAGGTGGCGGTTATAAGTGAGTGCGTTAGCTAAAAGCCAGAAGTCGCTTAAGTCTTGGACTGAACAGAAATGGACAACCAAGTCCGGTAAGAAATCATCTGATACA